TGTACCACCACAACCAGCTAAGGTCGTAGTAGAGGAGGGTAACGCGAGTCCGGATCAAAATACAATTGAATCACAGTCATCGACGTCTCCTTCTGACTCTGACGCGCCGTCAGAGCCGAAAGTTGATATCGAGGAGTTTGTACCAGTGGGGGATCATGAGTGGGCATCTTATTCTGAACACACAAGAAAAGTTGCTCTACTCGCATTTAAGACGAGAGAGCGTATACCTTCCGGTTTCTTATCGAAACCTGACTTTAGTAAAAGATTCGCTGAAGTTGAAGAGATACTATCTCAACTCCGACATGAGGAACCCGGCATTATGTCTGCCGAAAACGAGGACATGGTTACTATTAAACATGTTCCCGTCAGTAAGCACCTAGCCGAAGACCATGATTATGTGGTAGAAAATCCACATGCACCTGGAACTCCATTGTATCTAGATCAGGACGAGTATACTCGATTAGTAAATGCGAGCATCTCGAATAAGAAAAGGAGACTAAGAGTCTTGCTCTATCCTGGAAAATCGCCTAATCAAAAATTCCCCCCACGTAATAGTAGGTCCTATAGAACGTCTTGGATCTCTCGTAAATACAAAGAGGTCCAACCGTTTATTAGTTCCGATCTATTTTCGTGGGCGGCGTTTATTAATCCTGCGATCGCCTCTCAAGACAAGCTTTTCTCAACTCCACCGAAATCCGAAGTTTTGGCACCAAAACACCTTATTACAAAGGCTACTGGTTCCATTGTTCGGTATTTCTGTGTGCTTCAGAGTGTTTGCCTTATTCATAAGTTTCCTGCGGAAATCTCTTGGTGTTTAGTCACAATCGGACTTGTGTTTCTGTCCGAGTGGTATTACACATCCTTAGCCCACGCATGTAATTTATTTAAGGAAGCCCGGAGACTGACTCAAAAGTACCTGGCTGGTACCCCTGAGTTTAAGTCTCTGAAAGTTATGCTCTCGATCGATAAGCACGGATTACCTAAACTAATCCCCTCGTATATACGATTACTCGTCATGCAAGGTGATGAATTGGCAATTAGTGCGGTTTTATTCGCCCTTGATACACCAAAGATGTTTGTGTATTTGGGAGTTGATAAAACTTCGACCATCACAGAACCTTCAACGGCCCTACCTTCGCTAGTTGAACGCCTATCGGAAGAGAGTAATCTCATTTCTGACATACTCCTTTCTGTATATTCCGTTCCTAAAGATAATAGCGTAGTTCCCAACAAGTGGGCAGCTGCGCCATCTAACCCAAACCAACCTCAAAGGTTAGGTAAGTTTTCTTACTTCTTTAGCAACAAGGTAGGTCCTAACGGGCATGCCCTATTAGGATCTATGCTTGATGCTCTAGCACTCCTGAGTTCTCCTGCGCTTCCCTATATCAAAGAATACTGTGAGCTCGTTTTCGCTCCAAGGTTCTATGATAATATTTTAAAATTAGGGAATATTGCCGGAGAGTTTAAGAGTTTCTTAGTTGATATCTTTTCAAGTCACATCCCAGGCGATCTTGCCCCGGAGCCTCTCGCCGTTCGGCGTGAGGAACTTGAAAATTCGGGAGATAAATTCCGTCAATCTTACGACGATATCAATCTAGAGAAGGCCCTACATCCTAAAGAAGGACGGATTGGACGTGTACTGACGAGTCACGGTAAGGTTAGACTTATTGCAATACCTAGTTATTTCATACAGGTAATGTTTAAGCCTATCCACGATCTTATTTTCTCGGTCCTCCGAGTCCTACCGACTGATTCAACTTTTGATCAGCAGGCAGGCCTTGAACGGATTAAGTCAATAGGCGGTCAACGCCTACGATCTTTCGATCTCTCTGCTGCCACCGATCGTGTGC